ATTTCATATTTTTTCCTTTATTATCTTGTTCCGCACCCGCCTTATAAGACGAGTGCGAAAACAAAACCATAATTACAAGCTTTAGAAGTTTGTAATTGAACAGAAAGCAGTTGCTCGATAGATTGCGAAACCTAATCTCATACTTGCTTTCATCATAACTTTATCTTTTGTAAAGAAGTCAGAGTGTGAATCGGACATAGCTACTTCCATACCTGCTCTAGACACGATATGAGAAGCAAGACCACCGCCGAATACACCAACTAATGCTGTTCCTGCTGAAAGTGCAGTTGTAGGAACAACTTTAACACCCCACATACTTGATGTAGGTGCGCCGTTGAACATACCAGCACCAACAAACAATGGATTTAAAGCACCAGATGTTGTTACTGCATTTACTTCAGTTACAACGTCGTTCCAATCAGACGGGTGCATTAATATTGCGTCTGGTTCTAAGAAAGCGTCTTTACGTATTTCAGTAATCGCTTGATAGATTTGTCCAATTCTCTTGAGGTTACCTGTGTAGGTAGCGTAGTCAAAAGTATTGATACCAGATTTATTTAATATTCCTCGTATGTTTGGAGCAGTTCCATTACCGTTTAGTAATTGTGAATCAAGTCTTAATTGCAACATAGTTCTTAATCTTGAATCAAGATAACCATTAACAGTTGCAACGTCAGATAATAATTCTTCAGTTACAGGAATAGATACACCGAACTTTCTGATGTTTTCAGTTTGTTCTGTGAAAGCTAATGCAGATTCGCCAAATGCTGAACCCTCTGCAACTTCTGCGCCGTTGTTTGTAAATGTTGTTTCTTCCAAATACTTATATTGATATTGGTCTGTAGGAATTACAGAAAATAAGTCAATAACAGAATTAGGATTTCTCAAAGCGGTAGGATAAATCAAGTCACTTCTTACAACTTTTGGTGGATAAGCGGAAGCTTCATCAACAAGTGTTTTACTTTCCAAAATAGGATTGTATTTAATTTCACTTGTTATGTTAAGTTGTCCATTGTCCATAAAAGATTTGTAAGCGGTAGAATTGATAACTTCTTCGCCTAGAGTTCTAGCTCTTGCAGTTTTTTCCTCGTGAATTGGAAGTGGATTAACTACTTTACCAGCTTCTAAAAGTTCCTCATTTGCTTTACGCTCTTTTTCAAAAACTTGAAGCTCACGAACAGAGTCAGCTAATGATTTAGCTTCCTCGTTCATCTTTGCCCAAGTTTCCTTATCTTCAGCAGTAAAATCAGAGAAGTCTTTAGCACTAGCAAATTCGTGTAATTTACCTCTTAATTCAGCAAGTTCTGCGTTCTTTTTATTTAAGTCAGCCATAACTTTTCCTTTATAAATCAAGAGTGTCCGCAAGTAATTGAGTAGTTTCTCTAAACAATTCGTTTGCGTCCAGCTCGTCTATTACTTCGTCAACACTATCAGTACCAACACGAAGTAGCGTATCTATATCTTGGTGCATATCTTGTAATGCGTCCTTTAGATTTTCAAGCGCTTCCGTGCTTTCAGCCGAAAGTGTTTTGTCTTTACCCAAGCGTAAGGCAGTAAGCTCCTTAGCTCTTTTTAACATAGCGGTCATCTTGATAAGCAAGTTGTCCACTTCGTCTGTAAATTTTAAACCTATGTTATCCCTATTAATTTCCTCAACTTCAATATCAGTTGATTTAATTTCATTTTTAATTTCTTTATCATTAGTTTCCATTTCTTGTTCAGCATTTTTAACTGCAACAGTATGTGTGTTTTGATTAGCACCGACCATTACAGGCGATACTTCCCATACTTTTAAATCTTTTAAGAAGCGTACTTCTTTTTCTTCGCCACCGTCTTTAGAGAACATACCGACTTCGCTATCAAGAACTTCAAAACCAAAAGACCATTGTTGTAAATCTCCCATAGCTTTAACAGTTTCATAAGCTTCTTTACCAGCAAGAGTGTTCATATTGAACGAACCCTTAAACAAAGCTTTATTATCATCTTGTATAATTTTGCCTTTACCAATTATGTTTTTCCAATCGTGCCCCCAGACCATAGCGACACCCTTATCGCCATATCCACTACGAATTGATTTAGGTAAAACTACATCATTGTCACTATCAATCTCATTGAAAACAGAGAAAACTGCTTCTACAGTTCCCGTTTCTTCATCAAAGTTTAAAATATCTTTATTTCTATATTCTTTTCTATCAGCCAACTTTATATCCTCTTTTCGTGATAGTTCAAAAAACAACGGCAATTTACCGTAAGTTCTGGCGGTGCGCCTAATGAACTATCGCTTGGGTAATCCATTTGATAACCACCATAATTAAACTGGTTATCTTCTGGGATTTCTGTTCCGTCTAAAGTTACGTGTGCGTCACGAACCTTACCGTCACGTTGCGAAATCCACTCTTTAGTATATACAATCTGGGTTGATTTTGCACCAACTAAACGTCCATAATTTGCAAGTTTGTTAGATTCAGTTCTAGCAATAGTTAAAGCTCTAGTCAAGTTTTTTTGGCTTAATACTTTTTTAACAGAACTAGCTACATACTTTTGTAATGCACGACCAGACAAGCCGTCCTCTAAAGCTTCTTGTAAAGATTTCCTAAAGGTTGCGCTAAAACGTTTTTTAGAAGTATTAGATAATTCTGGTAATAAGTCATCAATCAAATCTTTAACATAATCTTGTATTAATGCGTCATTACGTAAATTAGGAAGTGGAAGTTGTTGAATAGATACAAGACGATAGAACAAACCCTGCTCAATAATTTCTTTTTCACTTTGCTTTTCATATAGCGGAATAACATTAGGCATAGACTTAGCATTAGGTAATAACAAATCAACTTGATAAAATGCGAAGTCATTAACCAATGACATAAAGTAATCATAAACACGAGCAGACCAGCTCTTAGTATTTTCATCTATAGCAAATTCAATAAGACCATTAACACCAATTTGTTGAACGCCATATTGGTTCATCATTGATAATATTTTTAAATCTTGACTTTGTAATAATTCAAAGAAAACATTTCTTATTATTTTTTCCCATTGAGTTAGAAGTTTATCGTGTTCTTTCCATAGAATATCTTTTGTATCACTAGAACGAAAACGATTTAAACGATAATCCCAGCTTTCCTCTCTTAAAGTATTACGACGTTTAATTAATTCAAATGCAGAAATAGCTTTTTCATCACGTTTATTCATAGCCCTAACAAGTTTTTGCGACCAGACTTTACCAGCTTCGCCACCCCAAAGCGCCCACGCAATACGCCCGTTGCTTGGATAACCAGCTTCGCCCTGACGCCAACCCTCAGCTCTTTTATCAACTTCGTGTCTAGGAAAGTATTTAGCAATATGTCTAACTTTTTCAGAACCAGCAGTTGTGTTATTTATTATGTATCGTGCAGAGTTAAGACCAACATCAGTTCCACCTCTACCAAACTCTTTACGCCAAGCTAATCCTCTTTTAGCTTCTTCTTTAGCACCTTTAGGAATAGTAAAATCTAAATCATCATACAAACCTTTAAACGATTTATCCCTAGTTGATAATGGGTGTCCAGACGGAAGTAAGTCTGTATCAAACTTACCACCAGAAAAACTACCAGTACGAACTGCACGTAGCCAAGTATTAACACGAGCATAAGCCCATTGGTCTGCGGATTGAACGTTAGGTCTTACACTTTGCGGATTAGTATTATAAGCGCCAACACCACGACGGAATACTGCTTCTAACATACCAAGTGTTACGCGCTTACCAGCTTGGTCGCCGTACTTCTCGTTATGTTCATCTACTTTTTTTTTAAGAGCTTCCCTAACTTGTTCGCTAACTTGTTTGTGTTCCAATGATGTCCTCGTATTCCTCGTGAGAATCACACGGCATATAATATTCGTTTCCGTCTATATCTTGAACGTGATAACCAACGCAACCAATTTGTTCTGCGCGTATTTCAGCTTCCTCTTGGGTTGTAAAAACGTCTTTAGAAATTTTAATTTTACTATCATCACTAAACCTAGAAATTTGTTCAAGTCTTGCTTCAGCTAATTCTCTAGTAGGATAGCAACCCATATTCTTTCCAGATTCTTCTGCAATAACACAAAACTCGCCGTCTATTTCTCTAACAACTTTGTATTCATAAGATTTTTGTAATTCATCATCAGCGGATTCAACTTCAGGTTCATCATATTCAATTTCAGGTTCAATAACTTCTGGTTCAACTTCACTAACAGTAGTCATACCCATATCATTAGCTGGTACTACAACTTTATTAGCGTCCATAAGATAAACATTTTGACTATCATCAGTAGGCAGACCAACTTCTTCTCTAGCTTCAGCAACAGTAATCCAACCACCTTGAACACCAACATTTA